TAATTTATCGGCGAAAAATGGTGTATCTATAAAAGAGTCCGGACTATCAACAGGAACTAAATCAGATTGAACAATCTCATATGTTGTCGGTGGCACAACTTTAGTTGGAGATTTGGAATATGGGGCCAAATTTCTCGCAATAAGTTTTTTTCTAAACCCTTCGGTGCTAATATAATCTAATGGACTACCCATCTATTTTCTATTTATTTATAAATAGGTTAATGTTAATTTTTTATTCAAAAATTACTTTGTTCTTTCAAGCTGTTTTGATTTTTGAGATATATATTCGTAGATTAATCTTTTATATTCTTCAGATTCCATATAAGTTTTTAATTGTTGTTGACTAACACCCGGAGGTGCGTCAACTTTAATTGTTATAACTCCTCCAAAATCAACTTTCGAATTAACCGTCTGAACACTACTACTAGTTTTTTCCGAAGTACCATCAAAACTTTTAGTTCCAAATATACTTGATTTACTTATTGGTTCAATTTTTTTTGTTCCTGTAATTTTAGAAGCACTACTTGATTTTTTGAGCTCTGAGTTTGTTGCTCCCAAAATTTCTGAAGCATATTTTTTAAACGCTAATTCAATACCACTTTTACCGGTAATTTGTTTATCGCTATCTCGTAAAATATTTTTTAAAGCATCAAACCCTTTATCACCAAGAGTATTTGCTTTATTTTTAATTTCATTTTCAAGAGAGGTAAGTTTTATCGCAAAATCTTTATTACTTATTTTACCCATATCCTTTGTGGTAAAAAGTACTCCCATTTTTTTAACGACATCATTAATACTTTCAGTTATCTTAGAACTTTCAGGTACATTTTTGTCAACCGATTTCGCAACCGAACTTACAATTCTTTCCGCACCTGTAAGATTTCCTCTAATGATTGAAGCCCCCGCAATTCCATAAGTTCCCTTTGCAACATTTGATTCTATCGCCTTTTGAATATTTATCAACACATCTAATTGACTGATTTGGATTTCTTCTAAAGTTTTTGGAGCTTCTTCTTGTTTTTTCCTCAACTCTTTGAATTCGTCTGCGGTAATATCACCAAGTTTTTTGTATTCAATCGCACCCTTATCATCTTTAATTTGAACAACATACTCACCATCTTTCTTTGTTGCCATATTAGCCAACAACTGTCTGTCTTCTGGTTTATCAAACTGTAATGATGGACTAATAGCCGATAACCTTTCATTTAAAGAAGCGGCCGCTAAAGCACTTTTTGTTAATTGGTCATAAGAGATTCCGGTCTCAGTAGCCATTTCTCTTAAAGTCAATAATCCTTGACGATTTATTGTAAAATTTCCCGCAGCATCAAGTTCAACAAATTGTTGTGTTGCTTTAATTATACTATCTTGTAGAGCCCCAGGATTAGTAAGTGAATCATTCATCATTGCAAAAGGGTCTCCTAATTGACCAACCGCAACACCTAATCGTTGTAGGGCTGCCGCGGTATTAATAGCCTCTTCGGGTTTCATAACTTTTTCTGCGAAAGTAGCGGTTGCTGACATATCAAACCTCAACATTGACGCTTGTGCCGCCATTTTGGTCAATCCCCGTACACCATCACTGAAATTGAATTTATTCATTATAGACATGTTTTGAGTGACATCGGTCATTACCGTCTTAGCATTTAGTCCAACACTTTGAACATACTGGATAGAATCCTCTAAGTTAACTCCGATTTGAGATGTCTCATACCCAACTTCAGCGAATTTTTCAACTAAGGAACTTGAGGTAGTTTCGAGAATTGTAGATGCAGCATATAACTTACTAACTTGGTCTTCTGTAGCAATTACATTCCTTCTAGCACCTTCTGCAATACCTGCCATTGTTGTATTAACATCAGAAATGTCACCACCCAAACGAATGACCCCTGCCGCTGCTCTTGACACCGCGTCATTCATTTCATCCATACGAGTTCTTCCTTGTACAAAGGACTCATTAAGTCTATTCGCTTCTTGATACATGTTACCAATAGCGTTTAATATTTCATCAATAGGTTGACCTAACCTTTCAAAACTTTCTTTAAGTTCTTTAGCACTACCTTCGTTGTCTGCCATAATTATTTAACTTTATATATAAATAGAAGAAGGACTAAAATTTTTAGTCCTTCTTGTTATCTTCAATCCATTTATCTAATAAATATTTTCTCACGAATAATGGCATTTTTTCAAAATCACCATAACTGATATTCATAAATTTATTCAAATAATAGAATTCGTCTATTTGGTTTTTCCTATAATCAGAAGAAAGGGCGAAAAAACTCGACCCCAAACCCAACATTCACTGTCAGCTTTTCTCCGGACGGGGCCATTATTACTTTATTCATATCTAGTCTAGGTTCGTTTTCGTTCATAAATTTTCTAATAAATTTAGAATCTGAAATTGGCATTGATTCAATAAATTTACCAATAACTGACTTGTCATTAGAACCATCTATTTCAACTATTTCTTTTTGTAATCTCCAAGTGATTTTTGGAACAACTCTACCTTGAGGGTATGTTTCAGCCAATTTACTAATGTCCATAATCTCTCCGTAATTAAGTGGTTTTAATTTAACAGTTGATTGGGTTTTTGGTAATTGGATAGTAAATGTTCCGTCTTCGTTAGGTATTTGTCCGTTAATTATATTTAATTGGTCTAAAATAATTTGAGACTGAAAAGATTTTTTAGTTGCCGGGTCAACAAGATTTAGTGTCATTTCTGGTCCAAATCCCGTATTTCGTAAAAAAATTAATATCGCTTCAATATCCCCTTCAAGTAGGTCTTCAATCTTAACATCAGGTTCATATATCTTGGCTCGTAATAAACTTGTTGTCAAGTCGTTTGTCCCTGCCATTATAATATTTTCGTCTGATGCGGTAAGATAACCGACTTTTAAAGATTTCTTTTTATTTTTATAAAAAAGTCCTTGTGATGGTAATTGAACCACATCGTGTGGTAATGTAAAATTTTCTTGACCGTAGTCTCTTGATTGTGTTTCCATATATAAAAAAATTAACCGTAAAGTTTATTGCTTTACGGTTAATTATAAGTTAAATAAAAATAATTGTAAATATTAAATGTAAATCTAGTAAACCAATACACATCTATCCATACGAAGTTGTGCGGTAATATCCGCCAATGCGTCTTGACTATAACTTAAAGACCCAAAATTAACATCAGTTAAAAATGTTCCATAAAGAATCCATTTTTCAACCACAACTCCTGTTGGGTCTAACATTTCAAGGTCGATATCTTTTTTATAACCTGCAGCATAACCCATACGACCGGTAACTGATTCAGCATGTAAACGAACCCACTCCATAAGTGCTTGAGCGGCCGAAGGACCGATTGGGTCACGGAATTTAACCGTAATTGGGTCCCAATTAAATCTACCAGCAACAAATGTCGATGTATTTAAAAATTGGATTTCAGTTGAACCAATCTTTATAGTTGGTCTTGATGTACTTTCAACAAACCATTCATTTATCCCTAAACTGGATGGAAACCTTAAAATAAACCGGTTCTGTCTTTTTGGTTCATAAGGTATGGGCATTTTCATTAATAAATCAGCCATGTTATTTCAATTTTGTTTTTTTTTTGTGTTTATATTTTATAAATATACTCTTGATTAAAAATTTTTATATTTACTTTTTTTTTTAAGAAATTATTCTCTAGTTATATAACTTTTTAATGCCTCCAGCCGTAGAATAAGTCTTAACTATATTATCTGGTTTATCTTTAAAATGTTTACTCATAGCTTCTACGTTTTTTATATCATCATCTGAAAATCCTATAACCGGTTCTTTTGGTATAAAATTATTTGAAATATCATTTTTAATAAATGCCCTTTTATTTATAATTCCAGACATTCCTTTTATATATGATACAAAATCTTCCATAGCTTTAACTTTTAATTCTTCAGGATTTGACACTCCTTCTTCATTACCAAAACTAACAGGGTGATACTTATTTAACTCTAAATACGATTTAATTAATTCGTCGTCACTCATTTCATCTTCATTAACAAACGACCTATATTTTTTTAAATTTTTAATTAATGTGTCTTTATCTATACCATTGAAACCACTTATAATGTAATTATATATCGATTGTTTTAATGTTTCAGGATTATGACCTCTAGCCGTTATAATTGCAAAAATTGACCCATTATTTATTGCTTCTCTGAAATCGTCAAACGCTGGACCTTCTTTAGCTATCATAGAGTCAACTAAAAAATCTTTATCACCTTTCGTTCTAAAATTCCTAAATGGTTCGTCGGCATATCCAACAACCACATTTCCTTTGTATTGTATGGGAATTTTACCTAAATCATGTCGATACTCCGCAAAGTCATCTGTGCTCATACCAATTTCCTCACCATCTTCAGTTTTTAACATAATTTTAGTCGGCATATGAACAATATTATCATCCCAATCAAAGGCATAATATTTCATATCTGGTGTTCCCTCGGGATTAAATCCTTCTTTAATCTGTTTTTTCATATTTGACATTTAAAGGGGATACTTTCATACCCCCATTAAATTTATTATTTTTAGATATTTTCAAACGATGCTCCTGTTGGTGTGATGAAAAACTCAATATCGATGAACTCAAGAGATCTCGTAGGTTTTATGTAAATTTTACCAACTAATCTGTTAGAGTCTAAATCTTCAGGTGTTGAAGATACTGTTACACGGAAATCGTAAAGACCTCTATCTCTTCTGATTGAATCTAAAATAGGGTTAACACTATCTAAGAATTGTTGTCTAACGATTTGGTCGTTTTGTTCGAATAATAATCTTACAGCTACTGCTGAAATCAACTTACGAGCTTGGAGTAATAATCTTCTTACATTCAATCTATTAAGTGCCGAATCTGCGACTTGTAAAGTTTTGTTACCCCAAATTACGGTTCCAATGTCAGAGTAAGTTGCTATAGGGTTAATTCTACCTTGATACAATGTGTCTCTATCTGTCTGTGTAAGTTTTTGTCTAGCTTTGATTGAATTCACAAGACCTCTTGTGTAACCCGCTGATGCAAACCAAGGGAATGAAATATTATCAGTCAATGCTAAGTTTCTACAAACTTCACCTGTTGGTGGTAAATAAATTTGAGTGTTATTAACCGTATCACGAACTAATATCCAAGGATAGTAAGTTGCTGTGTAGTTAGAATCAATTCCTGTATTATCTAAGTTGTCGACCGCTTCTTGAGGATAGATGATGTCTTGAGGATTTGTTGAATCCGGTGTATACATCTTATAATCAGGTGTCGTTGCAATATATATTGAATCCGCTCTTGAGAATTGAACCATGTCTATTGCTTCTTCTACAAGATTTGAGTTATTAACATAATCAATCGCCGTTGTTGCAAAAATATTAATATTTGTTGACTCCGGATTTGCAAATGTTAAAATACCAAGTAAATAAGCGTAATAATCAGTATTTGCAAAATCTTGAGTATTGTTCTGAACAACAATTCGTTTGAATAATCCGTCACCTGTTGCGGTAGGGTATCTTGTACTAGGGTAAGCTCCTGCTAAGAAACCTGACGCACCTAATTGGAATCTATCTTCATTTGTTCTATATTCTCTATATATGTCCCATCCGTCAAAACCTCCCGCAAAACATACAGTATATTTTCTTGAGAAAATGAAGTAATAAGGATTTTCTTGTGTTCCAGGGTCTTCTCTAAATTCCGCAACACCACACTCAAACGCCGTGTCTCCGCTTGACATAGAAGTGTTTGCAATTGTAACAACAGTTGCACCTGAATCCATATGGAAACCTTTACTTAGGACATTCCAACGTTGAGCGTCGACTTCACTAGGTGATTGTATCCAATTTGAAGGTGTTTGTTTACCTTTATAAGTTAAAAACGACTCATCAATTCCAAACTGAGATGAAAATCCTAAGTAACTTCTTCTAACAACATCTCCTCCAGATTCCACGGGGGCTCCATTAGCGGCCGAACCGAATGGTGGATTAGCGATTACCTCACCTGGAAAATAATATTTTGTTTTAAATTTAGGATAAGGTGATGGATAAATGTTATAATCTTGATATTCTCTTTGGGTGTACCCATAAAACCCACAAGGTAACGCGTCTATAGGAGCTTCATCTGACATCTCAACCATTACATATTTAGATATGAGAGCGAATTCACCATTTGACGAACCTATTTTTTTTGCAATAAAGTTATTTGATGCTGGGTCCATATTACAATTTGTAAATTTCTCAATTACAACGGGATTTGCATCAGTGTCAAAGAAGTTTCTTACTAATACATCAAAAGACATACTATTAAAAGAGAGATTTGCAATTGATACTTTAACTTCAAAGTTTGCATCATCCCCATCAGAGATTGATATAAATTTAAACAAATTATATACCTTATTACCTCTCAACTCTGAAACTAAATAAGGGGTTTCAGGTGATTGATATCTCTCCAAATTATATGCAATTGATGATGTGTTCTGACTTCTTGCTCCCGGTAACGCAATCAAATCACAAGAGAGACCTCTAATATACCCTTGATTATATGCGTAATTTAAAGATCCTTGATATGCCTCCTCAACATAAATTGGAACTTCAAATCTTGATTTACCAAAATTATCAACACCTAATACTTTAGTTATATATTTTGAGGAAGATGAAAGTAAAGAAGTTTCAAAAGTGAAAACATCATTATCATTAGTAACTCCCGATAACAAAAAAGTTGCAAATGGGGATTTAGTTATTCCTGAATATTGTCCGGAACAAACTAATTGTAAATCTGTGAGACCATTTACTTGATAAACAGGTCCGTGATTTTCACTAGTACTACTATTAGTGTAAAGTGATATACCTCTCGAACGAATAGTACCTACAACCATATTATTAAACTCTTGATAAGCGGTACCTGTAAATGTGTAAGAATTACCGGCAACCGTTCCT